TTATGAAGACTACTATTAGATCAGCTCAGAAGACGGTAGATCCACCGCTTATGATGCCTGATGATGGCATCTTACTTCCTATTAAGACTGCACCTGGTGGGATAAATTATTATCGAGCAGGGTCGGCAGATAAGATCGAGCCATTGCAGACAGGGAGTCGTGTAGACTTTGGTTTCCAGATGATGGAACAGATTCGTATGAGAATACGTGAAGCGTTCTTCATTGACCAGCTTCAACTGGGGTCCGGTCCACAGATGACTGCGACTGAAGTCTCACAGAGAACAGAAGAGAAGCTCAGACTTCTCGGGCCTATATTAGGACGTCAACAGTTTGAACTCTTGCGTCCTCTCATTGATAGAATATTTAATATAATGATGAGAAGAGAATTGTTTCCACCTACCCCGCCTGCGCTTTCCGAAGCCGTCTTACAGGTACAATATTCTTCTCAGATTGCTAAGGCCCAGAGGTCTGCTGATGCCCAGAGTTTTATGAGAGTCTTTAATATCGTTGGCCCATTGATGCAAGCTAAGCCTGAAATGCTTGACAACTTAAATGGTGACCAGTTATTAAGATATGTCTCTAGAGCTTATGGATTGCCAGAGGAAGTCTTGAATCCTCTTGACCAAGTTGTTGGTGAAAGGCAAGCTAGACAGCAACAGATGATGATGGCTCAGCAAGCTGAACAAGAACAGCATCAAGCTGAAGTAGTTAGAAAGGTGTCGCCCGCCATGCAAGCAATGGAAGGCGCAGTATAGGAGAATCATTTGCCTAAAAAGAAAACTAAACAAGTTGATGTAGTTATTGACTATAAGGCTGTCTTTGACACTGAAACAGGTCAGAGAGTTCTTTATGATTTGATGAGAAATAACTATATTCTTTCTCCTACCTATACGTCAGACATTAATGAAATGGCATTACGGGAGGGGGCGAGAAATTCGGTTCTTCGAATAATGTCTATATTAAAAATAGATGTTAACAAAATGAATGAATTAATTCATAAAGGAATGGAGAACGAAAATGAGTACACTGACTGAAACGGCCGAAGCGGTTCAACCACCCACGCAGGAGCAACCACCTGTCCAAGAACAAGCCCCTGAAACAGCCTCTTGGAGGTCTTCTTTACCTGAAGATATTCGAGATGATCCATCGTTAAAACCTTTGCAGGATATAAATTCCTTAGCAAAAAGCTATGTGCATTCACAAAAGATGTTAGGGTCGGATAAGGTAATCGTCCCTGGCAAGTATGCGGAGCCGAGTGAATGGAGGCAGTTTTACCATAAGGCAGGGTTGCCTGAGGAGGTAAAGGATTATGAAATTACTTCAGCGGATACAGAGTCGGATGAGGAATTTTTCGACGACTATAAAAAAGCTTCTCATAAGGCAGGAGTTTTACCTAGTCAAGCTCAAGAAATGTTTAACTGGTATATGGACAAAGCTAATTCAGAAGTTAAACGGCAGGAGGAAGAGTCCGCCAAAATGATTGAGGGTAGCATTAATACACTTAAGACAGACTGGGGATCTTCTTACGATAGCAGGCTCAAGGCAGCTAGAACGGCAGTGAATCACTTTGGTGACGATAAGTTAAAAGACTATCTCGATAAGTCGGGAATGGGGAATGACCCAAACCTTATAAGGGTTTTCTCTAAAGTGGGAGAGACTTTGTCAGATGATAGCTTCAAAGGGGAGTCAGATAAAGGTAATTATGGCCGTACACCTGAACAAGCTCAGGTAGAAATCAATGAGATAATGGCCAATCCTAAGCATCCTTACTTTGATAAACAACACCCTAACCACAAAAAAGCCCTGGAAGATATGCAAAGATTGTTTACTTTTAAGGGGTAGGGCATTAATATTTAGTTTGGGATGAAGGTAAAATATAGGTATGGGGCAGTCGTTAAAGATCCTAGTAAAAGATGCCTATAATTGGATCTCATATTCATGGGGCAATCCAATCCGAGCAAACCGAACAACTAAACAAAAGGGAGTAAATCATGAGTAGTGAAATAACTACAGCGTTTGTGAAACAGTTTTCATCAAATGTTTTTCACCTCTCCCAACAGAAAGGTTCGAGATTAGCGGCTGCCGTTAGAAATGAATCACAAACTGGGAAGAGTGCTTTTTACGATAGAATAGGGGCTGCAACTGCGGTGAAGAGAACTTCACGTCACGCGGACACACCTCAAATTGATTCTGCACATAGTAGACGTAGAGTCACACTAACAGATTATGAATGGGCAGATCTTATTGATGATGTCGATAAGCTCAGAATGTTGATTGATCCAACGTCTGATTATGCTCAAGCTGCTATGTGGGCATTGGGTAGAGCTAAAGATGATGTCATCATTGAACAAGCTCTAGGTACAGCTTATGGCGGAGAAGAAGGAGCGACGTCTGTAGATCTTGGGCTTGCTCAGAAGATAGGTTCTTTCGATGGGACATCTAGTACAGGTGTTAACATGAACGTAGCTACTCTAAGACTAGCTAAAGAGATCCTTGATGCTAACGATGTTGATGAATCTATTCCTAGATTCCTTGCCCTTGGTTCTTCTCAATTGAATAACCTATTGGGTGAAACGTCTGTTACAAGTTCAGACTTCAATACAGTTAAAGCTCTTGTTCAGGGTGAGATTGATACCTTCTTAGGCTTCAAGTTTATCCGAACAGAAAGGCTGCTGCAAGTATCAGGTACGTCGGGGAGTTGGAATAAAGACACAGGTAAGTTTTATACTGGAGCCGGTCAGACATTTGCTGCTAGTGCTAGGAGATGTTTTGCTTGGGCATCTGATGGGCTATTGCTTGCAACTGCTAAAGATATCCAAGGTAAGGTTTCTGAAAGAGCCGACAAGTCATACAGTACGCAAGTATATGCCAGCATGGGCATAGGGGCTACTCGTATGGAAGAAGAAAAGGTAGTTGAAATTCTTTGTATCGAATAATAGGGGGTAAATAATGGCTAGTTATTATGGTGTTAATAACACAAAACAATATGTGAATATCCCCTCAGAGAAGATTCCTGCGGGGGAGCAGTACGGTAGAATCCATATTGCTTATGATGAATATACGACGGCAGCGACTGGTGGAGCTTCTACGATTGAAACTGCGGATAGTATTGCAGTAATGAAGCTTCCAGCAGGTGCTAGGATCATCGATGCGACTATGGTCCATGAGGATTTCGGTGGGTCAGGTGTACTTGAATTAGGTATAACTGGTGATGCCGATTATCTTTTGGCGGCTGTAGCCGTTAATGCGGCAGGGGCTGCTCAGATGGATGGCGAAGCTGGAAATCTAGTAAAGCTTTCCTCTGAAACTCAGTTCTATGTTACGTGTACAAATAACACTGCTACAGTATCGAAAAAGTTTCAAGTAACAATCAGTTATGTGATTGATTAATGATAGGGGCTTCGGCCCCTTTCTTTTTTAGGAGTATGTCGTGCCACTAACAACAACAGAGGTTACTATCTGTAACTCTGCTCTCATTAAGTTAGGGGCGGAGAGAATCAACTCCTTAAGTGAAACCAACAAGAGAGCGCGTCTTTGTAATGAGCAGTACTCTAAATTGCGTGATGAAGTCTTACGTTCACACCCTTGGAACTTTGCGATTAAAAGGGTGGCCCTCGCATCGACTGGAGTTAAACCTCTGTTCGATTATGACTATGAGTTCACTATTCCAACAGATGTTCTAAGGATCATTTCTTTACACGATAAGACTATTAAATGGAGGATAGAGGCAGGTAGAAAACTCTTATCTGATTCATCCGAAGTTAATATTGAATACATTGCCCAGGTTACTGCGGCAGCAGAATTTGATACATACTTTGCCGAGGCATTGGCGTTAAGGCTTGCTTCTGATTTAGCTTATCCTTTAGTACAGAGTTTAAATTTACAGAACTCTATGCTCCAAAGATATGAACTTCATATGAAGAACGCAAGAAGCTTAGACGCTCAAGAGGGCACACCATCAGATTTAATAGATGATACATGGGTAGAGATTAGGCTATGAAATATAGGGTAATACAAAATGCTTTTATAAGTGGGGAGTTAAGTTCTAAGCTTGATGCCCGTACTGATATCAAAGAGTATAAGACAGGTGTTGCCCAGTTAGAAAACTTCTTTGTTCACAGACAAGGGGGAGTGTCCAGGCGTCCAGGGTTTAGATATATCTCAACAGTGGCGGATACCCCTGCGAATACTATAAAGTTGTTGCCTTTTATTTATAGCAAGACTGAATCTTATATTGTTTCGGTTCAGGCGGTATCAGTTGATAGTATTAGGATACGGATCTATAACAATGCAGGGACTGAAGTTTATAGTTCCCCGACTACTATAGGCGCTGCAAGCGGAGCGGATGCAGGGCGTGGGCTGCCTAACCTTGACGATAGTGTGTATGGATTTAATGCGATTCAGTCAGCAGATGTTTTATTTCTAACCCATGCAGATGGAGTAATGGAACCGTTAGTAATTGCCCGTACCTCTTCGGATACTTTCACGGTTACGCCTTATCTCACATATTACTTTAGTGATAAGAAAGAATGTCTGGCCCATCCATTTCAGGACACAAACGTTGACCCTGATTTTAAAATTCTTTGGTCTGGGAATGAAGATGCTTCTTACGGGGAAGACATCACGCTAGATATGTATGATATAACGGGGGGTTCGACGGCAACGGATAGGCAACCTTTCTTTAGGGCAAACCCAAGGGCAGGACATCACGGCTCTCTTGTAAGGATAGATGCTTCATCTAAAACTTTCATTGTTCAAATAAAGACAGGAACGGATGGGATACCTGCGGTTGATGGGTTAACTATTGCCTCTCATGAATCAGGTAATACTCTTAGGTTGTCAGGTACGTGTAGTTTTCAGGTTAACGATGTTGTTACCTTCACAGGGACTTCATCTCAGATACCTACGAATATAACAGCTGACCAAGAATATTATGTTAAGACGGTGTCAGGGACTGACATTACTATCTCCGCAACTAGGCAAGGCACGACTGTAGTACCTTCAGGGAATACAGGGGCAACTTGCAATATAATCAAAACCAGTTTGGTAAACGCAGATTTAATTATAGATACTGATGCGGGAATTTCTCCTAGTTCGACTGATGATTGGTCGATGGGTAGTTGGGGCAACTTCCAGGGATATCCTAGGACTGTCACTGCTTTTGAACAGAGGCTGATCTGGGGTGGGTCGATTCAACAACCCGACACAGTTTGGGGTAGTTTGTTGGGTAACATGTTCCATATGATGGAAGAAAGGATTGACCAAGATAAACAAGACACGTCGGATGTTTCAGGCTTGAACTATTACAATGCATCTATTCAGGCTACAGACCCTTTCCAATTTACGCTTGCTGCCCAGGAAGTCAACGCTATTCAATGGATGTCTTCACAAAGGGGTATCGAAGTTGGAACGCTTGGAGCTGAGTATATTATTTCTGGGGGAGATAGTGCAATCAGTAGCTCAAATGTGCAAGTGCAGGTCCAGACTAACCATGGAGGAAGTTCTGTTCGACCTGTCAGGGTTTCCAAAGGAACTTTATTTGTTTCTCGCGATGGTCAATTGGTAAGAGAATTTAAATATAATAATGAT